ATGAACCAACCAGCCTTGCAAACACCGCCTATCACCGCCTCCACCCAGCCTCGCCTCAAGGCCATGGTCCACGATGTCTGCCGGCGGAGGCACATGGCCATCCGTACCGAGGAGGCATACTGGCACTATATCGTTGCGTTCTGCCATTTTTTTAAGGACCAGCGCCACCCGCGCGACATGGGCGAGGCCGAGGTCACGGCCTACCTCACCCACTTGGCGGTCAATCGCGGGGTCTCTGCCTCCACGCAAAACCTAGCCTTCAATGCCCTGCGATTTCTTTATCTGGAGGTGCTGGAAAAACCCCTCGCCAACATCGACGCCATGCGGGCCAAGCGCACCAGGCGCCTGCCGGTGGTCCTCTCACGGGAGGAGGTCAAGCGGATGCTCTCTAAGATGAACGGCCAGCACTGGCTGATCGCCTCGCTCCTGTACGGATCCGGACTGAGGCTCATGGAGGCCATGCGCTTGCGGGTGCAGGATGTGGATTTCGACCGGCGGCAGATCGTTGTCCGCATGGGAAAGGGAAACAAGGACCGGGTGGTGCCGCTGCCCGGCGCCATGGCCGGTGAGTTGCATCGCCATCTCGCCGCGGTGGAGCGGCTGCATCAGCAGGACCGGGGTGATAAGATCCCCTGTTCCATGGAGCCGTCCCTGGCCCGCAAGTTTCAGCTCGCCCCATTCACCTGGGGCTGGTTCTACGTGTTCCCGGCGAGGCAACGGGCCATCGACCCGATCTCAAACAAGCTCAAGCGTCACCACCTGCACGAGTCCGCCATCCAAAAAGCGGTGCATGAGGCTGCCAGGGCGGCCAAGATCACCAAGCGCTGCGGTTGCCACACCCTGCGCCATTCCTTCGCCACCCATCTCCTGGAAGCTGGCCGGGATATCCGAACCATCCAGGAGCTGCTCGGGCACAAGGATTTGAACACCACCATGATATACACCCATGTGATGAGCAAAGAGGCGATCATCAGCCCCATGGATATGGCATGAGTCAGTCCGCCCTTAAAACCATCACCCTCACCGGCTCCCGGCCCTGGCTGCCGCAGTCGCTGCTCCATCTCGCCGGTGAGCTGTGCCATGAGTTCCGGTTTTCCAAGCCGGAGCGCAAGATATTGCACAAGAAAAAGCACGAATCTCCGTCAGTATGGGCCCAGAAAAGTTTCGTGCTCACCGATGGCCCGCTGAAGGGCGGATTTTGGAAACCAGAGTACGCGCCGTGGTCCGTTGGGATGATGGACGCCTCGTTTTTCCCGTCGGTGCGGAGGATTTACAATTGCAAGGCGCCGCAGAGTGCTGGATCAACCCTCCTTAAAATCTGCCTCGCCTATGCCATGGACCGTCGGCCCGGCAACGCCATCATAGCCATGCCGAACATGAACGCGGCGCGGCGGCGGTTTCAGGACGGCCTGATCAAGATGATCGAGGCCAGCCCGGTGCTCTCCCAGCTGCTCACCGGCCAGGCCGACGACAAGGGCGCCTTGCGGATCCAGCTCCTCAGCATGCTGATCTATGCCGGCTGGGCTGGTTCCCCCACCTCCATGGGCGATTTCCCGGCCATGTATGTGCAAAAGGATGAGGCGGATAAGTGGGAAGAATCGGCCAGCTCTGGGGAGGCAAACTCCCACGATCTGATCGACAAGCGGATCATCGCCTTCGGCTACGATTATAAAATCTGGGACAACTCTACCTGCACCACGGAGTCGGGCCATATCTGGCCTGCCCTGCTCACCGAGACGCAGATCATCAGCAATTTTTGGGTGGTCTGCCCGGAGTGCGGCACAGCCCAGGTCATGATCTTTTCCCAGATCAAATGGCCGGGCGGATCCTCGGCTGACCCGATCACGGTGAAGGCGGAAAAACTGGCATACTACGTGTGCCATGCCTGCGGCGCCCAATGGAATGACCGGCAGAAAACCATTGCCGCCCAGAGGGCCATTGCCGACGGCCGTTACGGATGGAGGGCCGTACCGTCCGCAGAATGGCTGGAGCGGTTCGAGGCCCTCAAGAAAGGCGACCATCAGGCCATGGGCGATGCGCTCGACCTCGGCGAGCACCTGCGGAAATACCGCCCGGCCTTCATCGGTTTCCACAACCCGGCCTGGCATTGCTTCCCGAGCCTGTCCGATTCCGCTGCCGCTTTTCTCGATGCGGAGCGCAATGGGCTGGACAAGCTCAAGGACTTCTGCAACAACTACGCTGCCGAACCGTGGAAACAGGTGGTCATCGAGACCAGGGAATCCGAGATCCTCAAGGCCTGCTGCGCCCTGCCTCCGCAAACCGTTCCATCCCAGGCCGTGGCCTTGGTCTGCTTCGTGGATATGCAGCGCCATGGCTTCTGGTTCGTGGTCCGCGCCTTTGCCCGCGATTTCACGAGCTGGAACATCCACCACGGCCAGTTGCCGGACTGGGATGAGGTGGAAAAACTGCTGTTCGAGACCAGCTATCCGGTGGAAGGGTCGGCCCGGTCGATGCGGATCTGGCGGGCCGGGCTGGACACTGGCGGCGGCAAGGACAAGGACAACGACATCAGCCGCACCGAGGAGGCCTATTTCTGGCTGCGGAAAAACGGCCAGGGCCGCGGCTGTCGGGTATGGGGCACCAAGGGAGCCAGCTCCGCCATTGCCGGAGGCCGCCTGCGGGTGGGCAAGCCCCTGGACAAGACGCCGAGCGGCAAGCCGCTGCCCGGAGGGCTGCAGCTCATCTTCCTGGACACGGCCCAGCTCAAGGACGCCTTCCATTATCGCCTGGGCCAGACCGTTACCGGCGGACCCCAGGCGGCCTGGCTGCACGACACCACCGGCAGCGACTACGCCCGGCAGATCACCGCCGAGAAAAAGCAGAAGAACAGCCAGGGGGTCGAGGAGTGGATCAAAACCAGCAAGGACAACCACTACCTCGACTGCGAGGTGGGGTGCCTGGCCCTGGCCGATCCGGAATGGCCCGGCGGAGGCGTTAATTTGCTGCTTTCGGCGGAAGAGATGGAAGCAAGAGCGCAGCAGTATGGGCGCAGGGTGCGCAGTAAAGGCGAGGAAGCTTAAAGCTGAGTTGAGCAGCTTGTCTGTTCAAACGAAACTTATGCCCGTAGGGTGAAACCAAAAGGAAATGACAACATGACAACAGATGCCTACGAAGCAAAGCTGCTCTCCTCACTCAACACCGCCAAGGGAGGGGTTGACTATTCGGCCCAGGACGGCGCCCGCTGCCCCCACTGCGAAACCACGCGGACCAGGATCACCGGCTCCCTGCCCTGGGAAGACGGGATGAAAACCCGCTACCACAAGTGCGTTAATTCGGATTGCCCCTTGCACAAGATGGATATCACCATCAAGTCGGTGCAGGTGGATCCGGTGCGGCCGCGGGCGATGTAGATTATTTTTCCCTGGGAGGTTATTATGGGTGATTGATTTGGAGTCCGCTGCGCTGATTGTGGCGGTCCGATTTGAAATGACAATGGCCCGCCAGCATGGCAGGAAAGGAGATGGACATGGGTAAGGAAACACAGAACCAAAACGACGCCACAGAACGCGGCGTCCATGATGTACGAGTAGATGCGCTCGTTGGGCAAATCGGAATAAGTTGGTCGCAAGATTTGGAGCCATTAAGCAGCCCTTCAAAATATAATTATTCATCTAGTGGTAATCAAGAATTTGCGAGCATCTCTTGGCGAACATGGTGTGTAGAATCACACCTTGAACGCCTTTACGCCCGCTGCAATGAATTACTAAAGAGAATAGAAGAGCATGAGTCATTATTGTTGAAGATTGCTGTCAGGTCGAGGCTCAACGCGGAAGTCATCTGAAACGCGTTGTTTGCGGTTTCTGCTGAAATGGCTGGTTAAACAGTTTTTTGGAGGAGTTATGTTGAAAGAATGTTTTGCGCTACTGCAAAAAATAGAGACAGGGATAAAACACAAATCATTGGTTAAAATTATTCAAATTGAAGATGGTTTGGCTATTGAATCGGCGATAGTGTGTACAAAAAATAGGCAGACCTATGTGTTCCAGCGCGTTTTCAGTCGTCATGAAATGATGAACTGTAACGAAGATCAGCTTGTTGAATCTTTCATTTGTCAGGTAAACGAAAGATTCAGGATGGCTTACGGAGATCACGCTTAACTACCGTTATCCACCCACAACCTCCACCCTCCTCACCCCAAGAAAATTCTTCTACACGAAAATTCCTCTACACGAAAATTCTTCCACAGGAATTTTCGTGTAGAAGCAAAACTCGTCCACAAGATACGACCCCCTTTTTATTTTTCCTCTGCTGTTTCATTCTAGCTGCAAATGAAACAGCGAGGGACACATGCCGGTTGATCTCACCACAGCACAAGCGATGCTCGAAAAATGGCTCGCCGCCGAGGCGGCCGTAGCTCTCAACCAGGAGTACGAGGTTGCCGGAACCAGGGTCACTCGCGCAAATCTCGGCTTGATCGCCTCGCGCATCGACTACTGGCGCGCACAGGTTTCCCGCTTTGCCAACGGCGGTGACGGCTCCATCCGCTGCCGTCGCGCGGTGCCTGTCGATGATTAATCCCTCCCCTATCCTCAATCGGCGCGGCATCCCCTATCCGTCCGCGGCCGGGATCGGTTCGTATGCCGGTTATGCTGCCGCCGACCAGTTCAGCCGCGTTACCCGTGGCTGGGCAGCGTCCGACGGCTCCGCCGATGCTCACGTTGATAACGATCTTGACTCCCTGCGGAAGTTCTCCGGAGACGCCTACCGCAATATCCCGGTGGCAGCCAGCGCCATTAAGGGCGCGGTCACTTCCATCGTCGGGCCGGGGCTTATCCCGCAATCGCGGATCGACCGGGAGTTTCTCGGCCTCAGCCACGACGAGGCCGATGCCTGGCAGGATACCGCCGAACGCGAGTACCGGCTCTGGTCCGGGTCCAAGGATTGCGACGCCACCCGCGCCCAGGTATTCGAGGAGATTCAGGGTCTGGCCCTGCTCTCCTCGCTGATGAACGGCGATGTCTTCGCGGCCCTTCCGCTGATCAGGCGGTCCACCTCGCCCTATTCGCTCGCGGTGCAGCTCATCGAGGGCCACCAGGTCTCCTCGCCGGATGGCATGATCAACGATCCGTCCGTCTCGGGCGGCATCCGCCGCAACAAGCGCGGCGAGGCAATCTCCTGCTTCGTGCAGACCGCCCATCCCGGCTCGGCGTTGCTCAGGACTAGGCAATGGCAGGAGGTGGAGTTTTTCGGGGCCAAGTCCGGCAGGCCGAATATCCTCCACCTGTTCGAGCGGGAACGGGTTGGCCAGTCGCGCGGGTTCCCGTATCTGTCCTCGGTGCTGCCCAAGCTCAAACAGCTCTCCCGCCTGTCCGACGCCGAGCTGATGGCCTCGGTGGTCACCTCGTTTCTCACCGTTTTCGTCAAGTCTCCCGCTGCCCAGGGTGCGTCCTGGGGTAATGGTCAAGGCCCGGATGGCCAGTCTCCTGCCGCCAAGGTGCAGCTCGGCTCCGGCGAGCTGGCCATGGGCCACGGCAACGTCCTCGATCTGGCCGCGGGCGAGGAGATCGAGATCGCCGATCCCAAGCGCCCGAACGCCCTGTTCGAACCGTTCTTCCGGGCCATTGTCCAGGAGATCGGCGGCGCCATCGAGCAGCCGGCGGACGTGATCCTCAAGAGCTTCAACAAATCGTACTCCGCCTCCCGTGCCGCCTTTCTCATGGCCTGGAAATTCTACAGCCGCCGCCGCGCCTGGATGGTCAACAACTTTTGCCAGCCCATCTACATGGAGTTTCTCCGCGAGGCTGTGATCATCGGCCGGATCAAGGCCCCCGGCTTTTTGCAGGACCCGGCCATCCGCGCCGCCTATTGCCAAACGGAATGGAACGGCCCGATCATGGGTCAGCTCGATCCGCTCAAGGAGGTTTCCGCCTCCAAGATGATGGTGGAAGAAGACTTCTCCACCCGCGCCTCCGAAACCCAGCGCCTCAACGGCGCGGATTTCTCCGTCAACCTGCCCCAGCGGGTCCGCGAGGAAAAACAGCGGCGTGAGGGCGGCCTCGGCCTGGGCGATGCTGCCAGGCAACCGGCTGCGGTGCAACCTCCTGACAAGGACGAAGACGAATGAACAAGAAATACTCCATCCTGGCCACCGAGGTCTACGGCAAGCCCTGGCTGATCACCCCCACCGCCTATCAATTGGTGTGCGATATCGCCAACCGTCTCGGCGATCCGGAGGCGCTGCTGGCCAAACGCGGCGAACAGCCCGATGAAGCGCAGTCCATGGAGATCCGCGGCAGCGTGGCCGTTATCCACGTCACCGGGCCGATTATCCGTTACGCCTCCATGTTCTCCCGGATCTCCGGCGTCTGCTCCGTGGATGGCATTTCCAACGACCTCGCCCTGGCCGAGGAGAACCCGACGGTCCGGTCCATCATCCTGAATTTCGACACCCCAGGCGGTCAGGCCACCGGCATCAACGAGCTGGCCAACCGGCTCTTTGATGCCCGCACAACCGGCAAGCCGATTACCGCCTATGTCGGCGGCCAATGCGCCTCCGCCGGGTACTGGCCTGCCTCGGCCTGCTCCGAGGTGGTGATCGACGCCACCGCCATGGTCGGCTGCATCGGGGTGGTCTTCCGCCTGCAAAAGCCGGACGCGGATCAGGGCATGATCGAGATCGTCTCCGACCGCAGCCCAAAGAAACGCCCTGATCTGAACAGCGCGGACGGCCAGGCGCAGATCCGCTCTTGGGCAAACGATCTCTGCGACGTGTTCATCGCCTCGGTGGCCAAGTTCCGCGGGGTTTCCGAGGAAACCGTGGAGAAAGACTTCGGCGGCGGCGATGTCCTGATCGGAGAAAAAGCGGTAGCCGCCAGGCTGGCCGACCGCCTCGGCAGCCTGGAAGGGCTGATCGCCGAATTGAATGCACAACAACCGTCGTCCGGTTCCTGGACGGCTCAATCCGGGAAACAATCAACACAGGAGGTACTCTTTATGACCCCGGACGCCCTGAAACATCAGCACCCCGAAACCTATGCCGCCATTCATGCCCTTGGTCTGGATGCCGGAAAGGCAGCAGCATGCGGCGAAACAACCGCCGCCGTGGACAAGGCCAAGGCCGAGGCCTCCGCCGCCGAGCGGACCCGGATCACGGGCGTTCTGGCCCTGGATAAATCCAAGAAAACCGAGCTGGCCGCCACCATCCTCAAGCTCGCCCTGGACGGCGCCACCACCCCCGAGGCCGCAGCCTACAAGCTGATGACCGAGCAGGGTGAGGTAGCCGCCGCAGCGGCCCAGGACCTGGCCGCCGACGCCGCCACGATCCCGGTGATCGACTCCGGGGCCGGCGATGCCGGGGCCGCAGCCTCGGCGGCGGAAACCAAGGCAGTGGTAGACAATATCGTGGCCGGAGCAGGCCGCTAACAGCAGTCCTCCCCCGGAGGATACACAAGGAGAACAATTATGGCAGACGAAACCTATACCCCGAGCAATCTGTTGGGCGGCTCTTATCCGCAGGCCTGCAAGGCGGTAACCATCCTGACCGGAGCCCTGCTTGCCGCCGGAGCGATTATCGGCGCGATCACCAAGCTTCTGGGCGCGGTAGTGGCCGGGACCAATACCGGCAACGGCACCTGCACCGGGACCGCGCTCAAGAAAAACACCAAGCTGGGCAACTACGTGCTCACCTGCATCACCGCCGCCGCCAACGCCGGCGTTTTCAAGGTTGTGGATCCGGACGGCGTCCGGTTGGACGACGCCACAGTCGCGGTTGCCTATGCCAACAACTCCATCGGCTTTACCGTCAACGACGGGACCAGCGATTTCATCGTGGGCGACAGCTTCACCATCCCGGTGACGGCAGGCAGCGGCAAATACAAACTGGTGGACAAAACAGCGGTTGACGGCTCCCAGAATCCGGTGGCCGTGCTCAAGGAAGCGGTGGACGCCACGGCTGCGGATGCCGACGGCATTGGCGCCGAAACCGGCGAGTTTAACGAAGCCGTAATTTCCCTGGCCGCAGGTACCGTGGCGGCTGATGTAAGAGACGCCCTGGCCGCCCGCAATATCTACCTGCGGACCCTGAGCTAACCGCCTGACCATACGCATCGGCTAACAGCCGAAGGCATAGAAATCATCAACAAGGAGTAAACGATATGACTGTCTCGATTTATGATACCAGAACCATGATGGCGGCTGTGCGGCAGATTCCTCCCGCCAATGCCTGGCTGCTGAGGACCTTTTTCCCCGGCAAAACCGAATTCACCACCAAGCATGTCGATGTCGACATCATCAAGGGTAAACGCAAAGTCGGCGCCTATGTCTCTCCTATCAAGGAAGGCAGAGTTCGGATCAAGGAAGGAATGACCACCAAGATTTTCATCCCGCCTTATCTCAAGGAAAAAGAGCCGATCACCCCGCAGGAGTTTTTCACCCGCGAGGCAGGCAACGTGATCTACGCCCCCGGCGATGGCCCCAACGAACGGGCCCAGCGCGAACTCGGGCGCATCCTGGGAGAGCTTGATACAAGCTACACCAGGGCCGAGGAGGTGCAGGCCGCCTCCATTCTCAATGACGGCACCGTGGTCTGTACCGGAGAAGGAATCAACGTGCAGGTTGATTTCGGCATGCCCTCCACCCACAAGATCACGCTCACCTCCACCGATCTGTGGACCGACACCACCAACTCCGACCCTCTGACGGATCTGGTTGACTGGTGCAACTTGGTCATCAAGGACAGTGGCATTGTTCCCCGAAAGGCGGTGCTTGGCCTCGACGTTGCCAAGGCTTTCGTAAATCATCCCAAGGTCAAGGATGTGCTGAACAATCGTCGCATCACCATGGGCCAGCTCGACCCGCAGGCCATGCCCGAGGGCGTGACCTACCTTGGCAATGTCAGCCATGCCGGAGTGGATCTTGACCTCTACACCTACCAGGAATGGTATCTCGATGCCAATGACGTAGAGCAGCCCATGGTCCCGGCGGACAAAATCTGGCTCGGTTCCTCCGCCACCGCCAACAAGATCCTTTACGGCGCCATCCAGGATCTCAAGGCGGGTGGTATTGCAGCCCTGGCCAGGTTCCCGAAATCGTGGGAGCAGGACGATCCGTCTGTGCGCTGGGTCATGCTCCAGTCCGCGCCCCTGGTCGCCATGCTGCAGCCGGACGCCTTCCTCTCCGCCAAGGCTGTCTAGCCGGAACCACGAATGGGCAGCCTCCCGAACCTGGGGGGCTGCCCGTAACCGCGAGGATCACAGATCATGACCGAAACACCCGAGACCGTCAGCGTCCGGTCCATCAACAACCCGAAGGTCAGAGGCAAGTACCGCGCCCCCGGATCGGTATGGGAGTGCCCTGCCCATCTGGTCGGCGAGCTGCTTGAGGTTGGCGCCATTGAGTTGATGGCCGTGGAGGCCGGGCCCAGCCAGGAAGAGATTGCCGAGGCAAACCGGCAGGCAGAAGCAAAGCAGGAAGCGGAGGATCAGGAGCGACAAAAGGCGGCTGAACTCCAGAGGCCCTCCGATATCCTTGCCGCCATCGTTAAACTTGATCCGGATAATGACTCGCTCTGGACCAAGGACAAAGAAAACGGCCCCACCACCAAGGCCCTGGAGTCGGTGCTGGGCTTTTCCATTACCGCAGCAGAGCGTGACGCTGCATGGGATCTGTTTTTGGAGCTGTAAAATAATCACATGACAGCATTTACGGATCAAATGTCCATGGATCTGGCCACCATCCACGGCGAACAGGGAGCCCAGGCCACCTACACTTCCGCCACTGAGACCTATCCGGTCACCGCGATCTTCCGCGCCCTGCGGGCGGACGATGTGGTGAGCGAGCATGTGCGGGCCGATTGCGTGGTCTGCGAGATCCTTGAGGCTGAGTTGCATGGGGAGCCCCAGCGTCAGGACGGTATCGTGCGGGCCCTGCCCTTTGGCTCGCAGAGCCTGGAGGTGGTAGACCGCATCCGGGATGAATCAGGGACTTGGCGGTTGTTCTGCCAGGCAAACATCAGGGTGGTGCCATGATGGAGAACTATTTGTTGCAGGGCGCCCTGATTCTGGTGGCGTTTGCCGTTTGGGAGTTCGTCAAGTTGGCTGTGGGCCGGTTCTTCAAAAAAACGGTGGACACCGACTATATAACCGCCACCCAGTGCGCCGGATGCCAGAAGGATGATGCGAATGAAACGAAAAGCGTCCGCGATGAGCTGTCCAGCATGCGCGAAATCCTCATGGTGATCGGACTGAAGGTTGGGCTTGATGAAAAAGAGATGCTCAAGCTGGTGAAGAAATGATCGAGGCTACCGTCGATCTGAGGGACTTCCGCAGCACAGCCGCTCAATTTCCAAAGCGGCATAAGGCAGCCATGACAGCTGCCCTGCGTAGTGAGTCGTACAGGCTCAATCTCAAGATCCAGGAGTATGCAAAGTCGCAGGGCGGAGGCAAGTGGAAGTATGCGCCTATCACCAAGTATCTCCGTAAGGGGCAGGGATACGGCCGCTGGGTGGCCAGGTTCAGCCGGTATTACGTGGATAAGGATAATTTCGCGGCCTATGCCGGGTTGATCGACAAGCAGGCGGGGCAGACCAACACCTCCATGCGTTTCACCCCGATCAGCCGCTCATTTGCTTCCTCTGCCCGGATGCTGTCCGCAGGATTTTATCTGGTAATCACCGTAAAACAGCAGCGAAAAATGGCTGCCAGGCTGCTCAACCCTGGTGCCAAGCATTTCAGCAAGATGAAAACCTTACGCGGGGCAACGCGGAAGTGGAACGCCATCCATGCCGCTATCCCCAGGGTCGGGGTCCGCCGCGTGGCGGCTCGGCCTTTTGTAGGACCGGTGCTGCAACAGGAGTACAGCCGCAGCGTCCGGAACCTGTGGCGGTTGTACAGCTTGAAGTTTAACGAACGTGGCTACTCGAAAACCTGGATGACCGAATGGGGTAATCAATGAGCCTGCGCACCACTCTGAAAAACGGCCTGAAGGCCGCTGTTGAGGCAGCCATCGCCGCCGCGGCGCTCACCGTGCCCGTTGAAAAATGGTCCGGCGAGGAAGCGGTGTTCAATGATTCTCATGCCTGGCCTGGGATTTCCGTCACCTCCGCCGGCATTGAGTTCGGCGAGCCGGAGGAGATCCGGGAGGATGACGGCGCCACCTACCAGCGGGGCCATGTGTTTCGCGTTTTCACCTATGCCGCCCATGTGCCCAACGGCACGGACGGTGACGACACCTGTGACGCCATCAACGATGTTATCGAGGATGGCGTTGCCGGACACCTCATCTCCGGGCTCGGCAAGGCGGAGATAATCGGCGAGGAGCAAGTCGCAGCCCACATGGGCCGTTTCCTCTATGTGCAGACCTGGAAGATAGAATTACTGGAAAGTCACTGAAATAAAGGAGCATTGCCATGAGCCTCAACAACCGCCTTACCCTGTCCCGCGAACACACAATTTTCGCGGTGCCGGAAACCACCAAGGGAACCCTGGTCTTCCCGTCCGCCGGGGATCTGGTCATCCCTGCCGGAAACGGCAGCATCGGCCAGGCCCCGACCTATACCGACAGCGATGAGATCGTGGATTCCCGGTCGCTCATGGACCAGTTCCGCGACGCCCTCCCGGCAGGCACCTGGAACCTTCCCATGTTCATGCGCTGCGGCGCGGCAGGTGCTTCCCCCCAGGGATCTGCGCTCCTTGAATCGCTGTTCGGAGTAAAGTCGGTGGTTGCCTCCACATCGGTCACCTACGCCCTTTCCAAGATCATTCCCAGCTTCTCCTTGTGGATGAAGCAAGGTGATGCTGTGTTTTTTGCCAACGGGGCCACCGCGAACCAGGTCAAGTTGGCCGTGGCCAAGAAAGGCGCGGTCAAGTTTGATTTCTCCGGCCAGTTCATGGCCATGGGATGGTGCGGCACCGACGAACTCTCCGCGGCCATCGACTACATCGCCACCCCGGTCACCGCACTCCCGGTGAAGGATGCCAAGAAGTACACCGTTGGAGGCAAGATCAAGATCGGCACCGATGACAATACCGGCGCTGGTTATGCTGTTACGGCGGTCAATGTGGCCACCAACACCATTACCATCTCCCCGGGCTGCGTCACCGACCAGGCCATCGACACCGTGGTCGCCCCATTCCTGCCTACCGGTACCGTGATTGGTGCTCCTGTTGAGGCCCGTACATTCCAGGTGAGCTTGGACGGCGGAGTCACCGCCACCAAGATAACCTCTCTGGACCTCACCCTTGACAACGGCTTGCAGTACATGGAGGAGGAGGTATCCACCGAGGAGAACCCCACCGATTATGTGGAGGGGGAGCGCTCGGTTAAAAGCAGTCTGACCCTGCTGATGCGGCGGGATGATCTCGGCTATTTTTACGACGGACTGCAACCCGGAAACGAGAAGGATGTGGTGATCAGCTTTGGAGACGACGCCACGGCCGGGAAATTGGCAGCCATCACCATGCCCAAGGCCCGGCTCACCGTGCCAACGATCAGCCCCTCCGCGCCCACGGTGAAGCTCAATATGGAACTCACCGCACTGGGCACTGCTGGCGAGGATGAGATCTCGATGCTGATCAATTGATCCGGCATCTGGAAAACTTGATAATCAATTTTAAGAAAAGGAATACCCCATGAAATTGCAAACAACGGCCAACCAGGAAGGTTTCCAAATCACGGTCGGAGACGCCACCCTCACCGTCAACCCCATGTCCTCATCGGCGTTGGGCCGGTTGCGTCAGAAGCATACCACCATCAAGCGCGGGGTGGAAAAGGTGGACGGTGCGGCCCTGACCGCCGAGATGTTCGACCGAGTAGTTCTGGACTGGAATGGCATCCAGGATGAAAACGGCAATCCGCTCGCTTGCACCAGCGAGACAAAGCGGGCTGTCTACGAGCATAACGGTGATTTCGTCGGTGATGTGCTCAAGAAGATGGACGATGTTGATTCAGAGCGGCGGATGGGACTGGAGGGAAACTTACTGCCTGGGCTGAGTGGCACCTCACCGAAGGGCAAGTAGATTGCGAAGAATGTGCCGAGACCTGGGACGACGATCCGCCCTGCGGGGAATGTCCCAGGCCTGATCATCTGTTCGCCGGGAATGATCTGGCCTGGCGGGTCTGGATGATTTGCGACCTGGCGGGCCGTGAAGGCATGGCCGGCATCATGCAGGCGGTGAACATCATCGCCACCCTCGAGGCCCTGGATGGCTGCGAGGATGATCTGGACAAGGTGCTGGCCGTCGAGGCCATCGCCAAGAAAAACCTGAAAACAGCGGAGGGGAAGGAAGAGGAATGAGCAGCCAGGACGCAGCCATCAACATCGCCATCCGTATGACCGATCAGATCACGGCCCCGTATGCCAAGGCCATGGCCATGGTGGAGCGCTCCACCGGGGCGGCGGAAAAGCGGATGCAGGCCCTTGGCATGGCGGCAAAGGTATTGAGCACGGCCTTTGTTGGCGTTATGGCGATAATGGGCGGTGTCGATATCATCAAAACCGCCGACACCTGGAACAACCTCCACGGCAGGCTCAAGCTGGTCACCGAATCGACGGCCCAGCTCGCGGACGTGGAGCAGCGGCTTTTCGGGATCGCTCAGAACAGCAGGGTCGGCTACGAGGAAACCGCTACTCTCTATGCCAGAATTGCCAGATCCACCCAGGAGATGAATCTGGGCCAGGAACAAACACTCACCATCACCGATACCATCAACAAGTCTTTGATCGTGTCGGGCTCCTCGGCGCAAGCAGCAGATGCAGCCCTGATCCAGTTGGGGCAAGGATTTGCCTCCGGAGCGTTGCGCGGACAGGAACTCAACTCGGTGCTGGAGCAGGCGCCGCGGCTGGCCGAGGCCATTGCCGACGGCATGGGAGTATCTGTTGGCCAGCTCAGGAAATTGGGCGAAGAGGGCAAGCTCACCGCCGAGGCCGTGGCCCAGGCCCTGGTATCGCAGTCCGCCGCGGTGACCGCCGAATTCGAGAAGATGCCCAAGACGGTCGGCCAGGCCATGACCGTGATCAACAACAAGATCGGCCAGATGATCTCCGGCCAGGACCAGGCCACCAGCTTCACCGCCAAACTGGCGGATGGGATCATCTATCTGGCGAACAATCTCGGCGAACTCTCCTTGATTATCGCCCCACTCCCCGCCATGGTGATGGACCTTGCCAACAATTTCGGGTCGCTTACCCATGCCCTGGAGCCGATTGGGATGTTCCTCGCGGTGGGCGGCACGCTCTATGCCGGGTTGGTTGGATTGCCCATGGTCCTGGGGGAAGTGGAAACAGGGATTGGCCTCGTTGCCTCCGCCATTGCCGGGGCAACTCTCGGCACCGGCACGCTCACCGCAGCGGTGGCGGCCAACCCGATCCTGGCCGGCATCATCGTGGCAACCGGCGTTATCGCCTATCTCTGGCAATATGTCGATGCCGCGGATGCGGCCACGGACAAAACGGAAGACTGGAATAAGCAGGTTGAGGAGATCGGCAGGACATCAGAGAATATCACGGAATTCCAGGGAAAGCTGGCCACCCTGCAGGAAGAGGCCAACAAAAAGCTCCGCGAGGATTCATGGCTCTACCAGCTCCAGAAATGGACCGGCGGGATCTGGCTCGACGAAAAATGGACCGCCATGATGAAGCGCGGCCAGGAGCTGGGCTTGACCGATTCTGCCACCGGCCGGGCGGCAATGAAGAGCGCCCACCGGGATGACCCTTTCCCGGGCAAAACCTTTGACATGGCGTATGCGGACCAAGGCAATGCGGCGCTGAACTATGACGCCGGCCTCGGCTTTATAAAGGATAAAGTCCGTTCCCAGGCGCCGCGCCCATTGTCCAAGGAGGCTGAGGACGCAGCGAAAAAGGCGCAGAAGGAAGCCGAGCGTCTTTCCGAGCAATGGACCTCCACCCGCCGCGATCTGGAGCAGGAGATCAACCTCTCCGGCCTCGACGGCCTGGAGAAGAAGCTCCAGGAGATCACATACAAGGCGGAAGAATACCACCTCCAGTTCGACAAGGCCGGCGGGAAAGCGGCCATTGATGATTGGGAGGAGGCAACAAAAGCCGTTACCCGTCAGGCGGACGAAATAGAGAAGGTCACCAAGGCAATCGAGTACAAGGCCCAAGCCAACGAAGACCTGCTCTCCCTGGAAAAGGAGCTGGAGCTGGCCGTGATGTCCAAGGACCAGCGGGAGATCCAGGGGATCAAGGAATCCTATGACCTGCTCAGGAACAAGTCCCACCTCCTAACCCTGATGGAAAAGCAGACCGAGGAAGAGGAGGCGCGGGACAGCGCAGTCTTGGAAGTCAGGATGCAGGAGGATCTGGCCTCCATCAAAAATAAAACCAATGATCTGACCGAGTTCCAGAAACAGGCATATCAGAACATGCAGGACGCCGGGGCGAATTTCTTCGAGTCGCTCCGCACCGGCAGCGATAACTGGCTGGACAATTTCACCGACATGACCCTCAAGATGGTGGACCAGTGGGCAGCGGCCCAGGCGATGATGGGATTGTTCGGCGAGGACTACGGAAAGGGCGGCGAGCTTGGCGGTCTGCTCGGCACTGCTGTCACGGCAATAGGTGGCATGTTCGGAAGTAGCGGCGGCATTACCGCATCGGCTGCTCCAGGCATCTCATATGCCGGTTCCTACGATTCCATGGTCGGATCTTCTGCCCCGTTTGATTTCGCGTTTGCCGATGGCGGCTGGATCCATGAGCCTGTCGTTGGTAGGGGCCTGCGCTCCGGCGCCCGGTATTCCTTCGCGGAGAACGAATCCGAGTTGATCCTGAACCAGAAACAGGTGCGGGCGGCCTCTTCATCCCCATCCGCTCCATCCCCTGCGTCTTCCGGCAATGGCACCATCAACGTCACCATCATCGCAGCCGATGCCCAGTCGTTCACCGATATGGTGCGCCGTAACCCGGAGGCGGTGATGGGCCCGTTCCGCGAAGCCTTGAAAAAGGGCGACCGTGGCCTGCGCTCCGATCTGCAAAGGGTGATCTCATGACCTTGCTGCCTGATTTTCTTACCGGGGTCCGCCCGAACAACCCGTTTTCAGAATCCATCGAGTTTCGCACCCTGGTCTCGGAGTACGAGGATGGTTCAGCTGTTTCCAAGCAGAAGTGGCTGTTCCCAAAGCGTGCCTTTCAGCTGAAATATACCAAGCGCACCGTGGCGGCAGGCCGCACTCTCTGGCAGTTTTATCTCTCCCGCAAGGGAAAGCATCTGCCATTCAACGTATTTTTGCCGTTCGCCTCGGAATATGTCGGCGAATACGTGGGCACCGGGGATGGCGCCACTACCATTTACAACCTGCCCTGCAAGCTGGCCTCCGGATACACCGTGTATGTGGGCGGCGCTGCCAAGGCCAGCGGCGGGGTGGATTACACCTTCACCGCCATGGGCGGCGAGGACGGCGCGGACAAGATCACCTTTGTCTCCGCCCCTGCGGCCGGGCAGCACATCACCATCGATTTCTCCGGCATCCTCAAGGTGCGCTGCAAGTTCGGCGAAGACATCATGAGCTTCGAGACCCTTTACAACCGTCTGGTCTCCACCGGCCTCACCCTCAAGGGTCAACTCAATGCTTGACATCGACCCCGGCATACTGGCGCAGCTCGCCTCCGGAGAGATCAGGGAGTTTTCCCTGCTCAAGTTGGTTATCAGCGGGCAGAATCTGTGTTTCACCGAGTGCGACGTGCCCATCGCCTTCAACGGCGATCTTTATGTGCCGCGTCCGTACCAGATCGGAAACGTAAGCTATTCCCTGGCCAGGATCGTTGACTCCGCCCAGCTCTCCATCGGAAACCTGGATGACCAGCTAACCCCGTATTTCGAGGGCGGCTCTCCGCAGGGATCTCCGGCCATGCTCTACGATGTCTGCCTGGATACCAACTACCAGTTGATCGGCATCTATCCGGATGACCATGTCGTGCTTTTTTCCGGAGAAATAGACGATTGGCGCGGGCCTGAGGGAGCCATCGAGCTGACCATGGCCAGCGACATGGTGCAATGGCACCGGAAGACCCTGGCCATGCAGTCATCCTCCTGCCGCTGGCGAGTTTTCAAGGGGGTGGAGTGCGGATATGCCGGCATAGAAACCAAGTGCGACCGATCCTATGCCCGCTGCGAGGCTTACGGAAACACCGCCAACTTCGGCGGGGAGCGATGGCTGCCCAGCATCGAGGACGCCAATATCTGGTGGGGTCAGACTCCGGAGGTTTCCGCATGAGCTTGGCCGCGATCACCAGTAAATTCATCGGGAAGCCGTACCTGCTTGGCGGGATGGACTGCTTTTCCTCGATCATGCTCTACCTGCATGAACGCGGAGTGGCCATGCCGGATGAATACCATGGGGTACGGCGCGAGGATTACCCGGCCCTGTTCCTTGCCGATCCTGAAACAGCTAAGGCATTGATGGTGCGGCTCATGGACGACATGCTCTCCCGGGTGGACCCACCCTTCGCTTTTGCCGGGGACATCCTGCTCCTGCGTCTGCCCACCTCGGAAAAGCCTCCTTTCCTGGCCATTGACGGTGGCAACGGCAATATCATCGCGGCGGCGGAATCGCGCGGGGTGGTGCAGCTGCCCATGAAGCACTATGTCATCGAGAGGGCATGGCGATGCCGGCAGCGCTTCCTTTAGTCGCGGTAGTTGCAGCGAAAGCACTTTCCCTTGGGGCTATTGCCACGGCATTTGCCGTGGGAGGCGCCTCTGTTGTTGCCGGAATGCTGCAAAAATCAATGGCCAAAACACCATCCATGCAGGCGGGAAGCACCGTGGAGCGCGGCGGATACAAGCTCACCACCCGGTCCAGCCAGGAGCCGCACCGGGTGCTGTACGGCACCTACAAGACGGCGGGGAATGAAGTTTTTGTCGAGGCAACCGGTACCGACAACAAGGATCTCTGGCTGGTACAGAATTTTGCCGAGGGCGAGATCGAGGGGGTTGTTTCTGTTGCCGGCGTGCCGCAGGTCTGGCTGGACGAGCGCTTGTACAACACCTATGGCGGCAAGGCATCGTTTTGGTTTCACACCGGCAGCTCCAGCCAGACCGTGGATACCAACCTGCAAGCCGCGGTACCAAAATGGACCGACAACAAGCGCTATTGCGCCTACGGTGTTTTCAAGCTCACTTACGACCGCGACTATTTCACCAGCAAGCCGCTGATCACCATGTTGCTCAAGGGGCGCAAGGTCTACGATTTCCGCACCGGCATCACCGCGTGGAGCGACAACCCGGTGCTCTGCACCTACGATTGGTTCATCAATACCCGGTACGGCCTTGGAAATGACCCGGCAATGATCGACCTGCCGTCCTGGATCAGTGCAGCCAACTACTGCGACATCAAGGGGTGGCATCTCAACATGCTCATTGCCGACCGGGCAAAGTCATTCGACATCCTGGAGGATATCCTCCGGCACTTCCGTGGGGAGATCATCTGGTCCGGAGGCAAGTACGCCATGCGTTATGCGGATCTCAACTACGAGTCCGTGGCCATGGTGCTGGATGATTCCCACATCGTGCAATCCTCTGGCGGCAAAGCCTCGGTGGTTGTCTCGCAGCCGTCCAGATTCGGCAAGGCCGATGGCCTGACGGTGAAATTCGTGGACGCTGCAAAGGGCTATTCGGTGGACGATATCCCCATCGGCGACAGCCTCGGGGTAGTCAACGAGCTGTCCTTACTCGGCTCAACAGACAAGGCGCATGTGGGCGAGATCGCCAACTACACCCTGGAGCGAATGCAGCTCGACCGGGCCATCAGCGGCGTGTTTCGTGACAGTTGCCTAGGGCTGGAGCCCCACGACCTGGTGGATTTTTCCTGCACCGCCAAAGCCATGGCCAACCAGTTGCTGCGGGTGCAACAGAAAGATCGGTTGCAGGACGGCACGGTCTCGCTGGTTTTTGCCTACGAGGCCATGGCGCTTTACGACCAAGCCTTCACGGCCGACGTTGAAGGCGTCTACACCTGCACCTTGCCGGACCGGCATGCCGCGGTGCCGGAGGTCGGGAATATCCAGATCGTGGAAGAGAACTACAACTTCCGGCTGCGGACCTTCACCAGGCTCAAGATCTCCTATGTGATCCCTCCCGAGTACCCGTGGTTCGACAGGGTTGAGGTTTGGGTTTCCCTGGATGGAGGCGTCACCTATATCGACCGGTTCGACGCCACCGGGGACGGGTTCACGGTGGATCCGGTGGAGGAAGGTTCCACCTATTATTTCCGGCTGGTTACCGTGTCCATCTTCAAACAGCGGACCCCGCTCAACCTTGCTCCGGCAATAAGCCGCACGGTGCAGGGCCGGAATGATGCTCCTGTTTCCTTGGGCAGCCTGGAGTGCATCGTGGGAGAGAATTCGTCCATCCGGGCCTATTCCGCAACGGTGGATGATCCTGATGTGGATCTGTACGAGTTTCGCCTCGGCATGTCCTGGACAGGAGGGGTATTTTTGGCATCGCTGTCCTCGCCGAACCTGCCGCTGCCAGGGGTAAAGCCAGGCACCTTCACCCTGTTTGCCAACACAAAATCGAGCAACGGGATGTATGGCGATACTCCGCGTTCCGCCTATGTGACCCTTGCGGATCCTCCGGATCACTGGGTGGTCCAGGCAACTCAAACGGACGACTATACCACGGGCACATTCACCAATGCGGAGATGGTGTTGTACGGAACTGAAAATTACCTGAAATGCTCGCATACCGGTGGAGTGCTCACAGGCAGCTACAAGTCCACGGTTATCGACCGTGGGGCATCCGGTCGTTATCTGGCTTACCTGCTGGCCGCCATGGTCGTTACCGGAGAGGGACAGCGCTGGGCGGATGTTATGCCGGCCGGAACCACCTGGGCAGCCATGGGCATCACCAGAAAATGGCGGGAAATATTCCAGCCCCTGGCCGCTCCGACGGTAAGGATGAAGCTGTGGTACGGGGACACCAACCCTCCGGCCAACGTGGTTGAACGGTTGGAGATACTCTCCGCCATTGTGCAGGGCAGATACTTCCAGGTGGAGATCGAAATAACCGACCCAAATCTCACCGTGAACGCGCTGGTCGAGCATTTTACCCTGAAACTTTGCCAGTAGGAGACCGCCGTGGCTCAAAACTTTACAGATGATGTTTTCGACCCGAACCATGATGGGCAGACGGATCTGCAGAACATCGAGAACAACTTTGCCGCGCTCAAGTCGCAGTTCGGTGGTCTTGCCGCTCCGGCCAATACGGTGGCAGGACAGCCATGGGTTGATCTCACCTCTCACATATTAAAAATCAGGAACGAAGCCAATACCGATTGGTTATCCATCTTCAACATGGCCACCGGCCAACCGGTAGGGGTATCCACCAACGCGGACACGGTTGACAATATCCATGCCGCCACCACCGCCACTGCCAACAAGCTACTGGCACTGAATGCCTCGGCAGTGATGCCGTGCTCGATCACCGGTAACGCAGCCGGGCTAACAACGACTCTTGCGGTGGCTTCAGGTGGAACAGGGAGCACTACTGCGGCAGCGGCTGCGGATAACCTGAGCGTTGTGAAACGAGATCATAATTACAGCAACGTAGGTAGTTTTTGTTTCTGTCTTCTCGGCGGCGGACTTGATGTTGCGGCGGGTGGTACAACCTCAGGGGCAAACCTGTATCCATATGGGTTCGGAATAGATGCGTCCGGGCAGGATCAAGCAATAACCTCATTAACATCATTACATTCCATCGCACTAACGGGCACCTGGAGATGTTTAGGTTACGCAACTTACACAAACAATTACGCCATAACATTATGGCAACGGATTTCATAAGGGGTGATAAATATGCACGTTATTTCAGCGGAAAAACCGGAATTCACAAAGTGCGGGAATATAAATCTGATCGTCACTTTTGGGAGCCCGCGACCGACCCAGCCCCACAAAAAAAAGAGATCTCGAGCACCGGTCATTTTTGACCCCATGGAGCCGGTCCCATTCACCGCCTCACCGAATGACTCGGAGCCGCATGGTGTTGATCTATATAACCGCGCCATAGCCGGTGAGTTCGGCCCTGTTGCGCCGTATGTCGAGCCACCCGTTACCCAGACGCAAAAACAGGCAGAGGCCCGCGCCTACTTGAATAGCACCGATTGGTATGTGATCAGGAAACTGGAAACCGGCGCGGAAATCCCCACTGATATTGCAAAGGCTCGGCAGGAAGCACGGGAGACGGTGAGTTAGGCATGAAATCCAGAACCAAAAGACAGGGGCGGGAAGAGAGGGCCGCGAGAAAAAGGTCGAGATCGAGCAACGGCGGGATGTCATCTGCCGTGCCGATATTTCCGCCATGGACCAGCTTTTGAATAACCTGGCCGGGGTTTCCAAATGAAAGCGCTTCTGCGGGATGACATGATCGTGGCGGTATCCACCGGCGAGACCGAGATCGGCCCCCTTCCTCCTGGTGTTGGGATCGAGCGGCTGCGCTGGGACGGATTCCGGTTGCTCGACCTGGCAGAGTCCACGCAAATGTACGTGCGCCATCTCTCCGGCGACCATTTCGAGCTGCATGCCGTGTCCGTGTCCGGTAGCCAGCCGGTGGCCATGTCCTGGGCCGACCGAAAAAACCTAATCATCGTCGATGGATTGATCCGCCTCAAGACAGCGGACGAACTCAACGCCGAGTATGTCGCCGACTATAACGGCCAGTTAAAGGCCCGCCTGCGCCAGGGCCTGTGCCGTGGCATCGGCGACGCCGGAGACCAGATGGCGGACATCAACAAGATGATCTACCTGCTCACCGAGGCGATCTGTGGTGACGCAACCGCCCTTACCGCCCTGCAAGAGCTGCTGCTCGAAATGCGCGGCACCTACTCCATGGAAATCAGCAAGGCGAAACTAATGGCCAACGCTACCACCCTGAAAAACATGGTGCCGCCATACTATGCGGAAAAATTGCCATAAAAGGAGGGGTAAATCATGGCGCACCAGCTCATCATCGACCCGCGCTGCGTGACCTGCGGCAACTGCGAGGCGTGGCTGCCGGGACTCATGGAGCATATCCCCATGGGCCGCATGCCGATAGACCAAACCATGGGCGATGTAGCTATCCGGACGGCCATCGATCGATGCCCCCTGGATGCCTTGTCGCTGGAGGAGGTGGATAATGTTTGACCGCACGCAATTCCGCGATCTGGTCACGGACATAACCATGGCCATAGGCCTGCACGCCCCGGCCGCCGTCAACCTGCTGCTGGGCACCGCAGCCCAGGAATCTCGATTCGGCACTTTTTTGAAGCAGATCGGAACCGGCCCGGCTCTGGGTGTTTTCCAGATGGAGCCCGCAACGGAGCGCGATATATGGGAGAATTATCTCCGCTACCACCCGGATCTGATCGCGATGATCACCGGCGCCACCGGAGCCACAGGGCCCGGCCAGCATCTGCGCTGGAATCTGGCCTACCAGATAGCCATGGCCAGGGTGCATTACCTGCGTCGGAAACAGCCCCTTCCGTCGGCCGGTGATCTGCCAGGCCTCGCCGGGTACTGGAAACAGCATTACAACACGACTATGGGCGCCGGCACGGTGGAGGAATTTATGGCGAACTATCGCCGGTGCGTGCTGGGCCAATAATAGGTGGGGCCATGTGGGAATCAGCCAAAAAGCTTATCAAGGACTGCTGCACCGGGATTGACGGGACCACTTATGATCCTGCCCGTGTTGTAGGGTATGGCAGCGCCTTCGCCTTGGTTACCACCTTTTCTTTTGCGATGGCAATACACGCAATCAACGGACAGTTCGACGCCCAGGCCTCTGGGATCGGAGCTGCTGCATTGTTGGGTGGCGTCGCCGCGGTCGCCGGCGGCGTGGCCCTGAAATCGAAAACGGAGCCGCATCAATGAAGATTTTGCTGGAATATTGGAAACCTCTCGCTTTGGCGCTCATGTCCATTGCCGTTTTTGCCGCTGGGTGGGCCAATGGGGCTGCCCATGTCCAGGCAAAATGGGACAAGGAGAAAAGCGCCCAGCAGGTCGCCGCCGCCAAGGAAGCCGCCAGGCAATCAGAGGCTACGGTCAAGATCGTGACCGAGTACGTGGATAAAATCAAGGTGGTCCGGGAGCGCGGCGCCACCATCATCAAGGAGGTGCCTGTCTATGTCCCTGCTCAAGCTGATAACGATTGTGTTATCAATGTTGGTTTTGTCCGGCTGCACGACGGTTCCGCCGCGCGCGCCATATCCCTCTCCACCGGAGCTGCTGATGCGGGCCCCTCTGGAGTTGCGCTCTCTACCGTTGCCGCCACCATCGCCGACAACTACCAGCGATGCCACGAAAACGCCGAGCAACTGATCGCCCTGCAATCCTGGACCATGGCCATGGGTAAAATAGAGCCATGACCGGCCGGCAGGGTTGCATCTCAAAATCATCCGAAGACGAGACGCAACCTGTTTTGCCGCGCCTGGGTGAGACGCAATGCTTCACGCCTCACGATCACCTCCGCGATGCTGTACTCCATGCCCACACGGACATGACGGTCGGGATCCGGATGCTGCGGAGGGGGAGGTTGATGGCGGCCTGGAAGAAGATGCGGCAAGGGTATTACCGGCTGGGAAGAGCACTGGATTCCGGTGTCACGATTAAAAAACAAAGCGAATGA